ACCGCTTCCTTGACCGGTTAGACGATGCTCATCGCAGACTTCAAATCGAAAAAGATTTATTGCGTGACGAGCTAAAGGAAGGCGCTGAAATTAACGAATTGTCTCCAGCACTACTCAAGCGTTATCGAGATAAAGCGGTTAAGCAATTTAAGCAATCAGATAAAAAGCGCAACGATCCTGGCTATACCGCAGCTAAGCGCAAAGAGCATGATAAGCGCGCTGGGAAAAGGTTTAAAGGATCTCAGTCTGCATCTCAAAAAATGAAAGATCGTGGTGAATATAAAGAAGTACCCGCGGGACACGTTAGAATGCATAACGACAACGGTACTGTAAGACATGTTGAAGTTAAAGATGTTAAGAAATTTCAAGACTTAGGCTGGAAAAGGAGCTAATAATGTCACTTAAAGAAATAATCGAGTCTAAGTTAGATGAAGCAATCGCTGCTAGACTGGAAGAAAAGAAAATGGATCCTGTAGGAAAGGCTGACGCTGACATTGATAACGATGGCGATGTCGATTCTTCCGATGAGTATCTACATAAACGTCGCAAAGCTATTAAGAAAGCGATGAAGAAAGAAGAAGCTAAATAATATATACTAGGAGTAAATTATGTTTTTATTAGATTGGATTTTAGGTCTTTTTAAGACTGACAAGCCAGGTGAAGTGGTAGAAGTGGTAGAACCTACGCCGGCACCTAAGCCAAAAGCAAAAAAGCCAAAAGCTAAACCGGCACCAAAGAAAGAAGCAAAGGTAACTAAAGCTTCTTTGAAAAAATTAACCAAGGCTCAACTCGAAGAAGAAGGTCGGAAAGTTGGTCTTGTGCTCGACAAGCGCAAACTGAAAGATGAGCTTGTTGACTTGCTATTTGCACAGTTGAAATAATTTCTGTTATTAAAAATAATAATAAAAACCAAGGAGAATAGAAATGGCACTATGGGGAAAGACTGACACATTGGCCGCCGCGCCTAAGTGGTTGGAAACCGCTGCTGCTAATACAAACAAGTCTAACGATATGGATAATGCCGTATTCGTCGACTTGACCGAAGCAGCTGTTGCTGGTAACCGTGCTAAGGGTCTTACAGGTCCAGGCTGGTGGTTATATCACACAGCAAACGGTCGTCACTTTGCAGAGTGTTTGGTACCTATGAAGGTAACTGCAGTTGCTGCTGGTGACTTAGGTGTAACTGGTGATACAGCCGATGAAGATAATATCGTAGCTGACTAAGGATTAGTTAACTTAACTACATTATGAAATTGACGGAATCAACTTTTGTACTATATGCGATGAAGCACTATGATAATCCACAGTGCACTGAGGTGGCAGAATTTGAAGAAGATATGAAACGCTTTCAATATCTTCGAAAACTTTTCAGTCGATATCGATTAGATGACGATTTAAAAGAAAGGCTTATTCTTAATCATCTCATAGTTCTTTACAATGTATTTGGCTCTCAAGCTACTAATATGTTGTTTATGAGATTGCATGAGTATCACCAATACTTAAAGCCATTTGTGGAATATCTTAACTTTATGCCACAAGTTGTAGCGTTTGATGATATCATGATTAATGCAAATAGTATTGATTCCGATTCAGCTATCGTCACCAGACTCAAGGAAATTTAAATGGTAGTAGACCTATTTTTAGTTTACTCATTCATCAGAAGGCTTGTTACGCCTTTTGATCAGTGGGAGGCGTATAAGCTGGGCATCATAGATAAGGACGGCACCATTCTTATCAAGCGTAAGGACTTCGTTAAGAAAGCCCAGCGTGATGCATTTGGTATATTCGATAAGTTAATACTTAACATTAAGAAACTACTTGCTAAACTTCCGGGTGGTGGTACTCGCCTAGGAACATATGCAGCCGCATTGTGGTTAGTCAAAGAAGAAGCTCGTATGGGTGAAGCGGGCATGCTTAACGAAAGTTCAGATCTTGATGATTCTGAACTTGAATTACGTTTACAAGCATTCGAGGAAGAGTACTCGATTCTATTTGAAAAGGCAATAGAAGAAGAACCAACTATGAGTGTGGGTAGTGGTGCTATTGCAGGATTGGGTGTTGGCGATCAAGGTGAGCCTGGGCGAAGTGTAAAACATCAGCCTAAGCTTGCAATGACTCGTCGCAAAAAGAAACAATTTAAAGATCTGATCAAGGATACGAAATGAACCCTGAAAGTAAAGAAAGAGTTTTTGAACAACTTAAAATAGATGAAGGTGTAGTATATGAAATCTACGAAGATCATCTTGGATATGCAACCTTCGGAGTCGGGCACTTGGTCCTTGAAGAAGATAGTGAGCACGGACAATCAGTTGGAACTCCTGTCGACGAAGAACGAGTACGAGAATGCTTTGATCGAGACCTCAATATCGCCATTAGCGAGTGTGTTGTTTTATACGGCGACTCCTGGGAAGATTTTCCTGACGAAGTACAAGAAGTCTTGGTTAACATGCTCTTCAATCTTGGACGTCCACGCTTAAGCAAGTTTAAAAACTTTAACACAAAATTGATAGAGGGCGATTGGGCTGGTGCTGCACCAGAAGGTCGTGACTCTATTTGGTTCCGCCAGGTTGGTGATCGCGCTGAGCGTCTAATGGCGAGACTGGAAGCTATATAAATAACAAACTAGTTATAAATTCCACCAAGGAGAATAGAAATGTCTATTGAAAAAATCATCGCTGAGGCGATCGACAACAATCCTCTGAAGCTCAAGGAAGCTTTTGACGAGGAGATGAGTGCACGTATCCGTACCGCTCTTGAAGAGAAGTATCGTGATATGATGGAAGCTAAAGAAGAAGAAGACGACGAAGATGACGAAGACGAGTCTGAAGACGACGATTCTGATGATAGCGATGACGACGAAGAAGTTGCTAAAGAAATGAAAGCTATGCACGGTAAAGGTGCTTCTAAAGCTAAAGTACTGAAAGCAGTTAAAGAGAAGTACGGTTGTACTGGCGCTAAGGCAGAAGGTCTATACGCATCTAACTGTGGCGGTTAATATTCACAATGAAACCGCTGTACCCGTGGGTGAAATCATTCGGTAGTAAACTTTGGACGGGGCTTGTATTAGTACTTGCATCCCCGTTTAAAGGTTTACATTGGTTATGGAAGTGGTGGACCACTAAGCCCACGTTTAAGATTACTGTGTCTTATGATTCTAAGTTTGGTAATTCAGATGATATAGTATACGAAGGTGTACCTAAGATTCTGAAGCAAACTTGGAAAGAGCTTAATTTTATAACAGCCGACAAAAAGAGTGTTAATGTAAGAGCTAATGCCGGCTTAAATTATCGCGTTGAGGAAGAATAATGTACCAGATCTTTTTTGTAATTATACTAGCGCTAGGTGGAGCTGCAGGTTGGTTCTATCAACAAAATCAAATACTCGAAGCTAATAACGCTGTATTGAAAGGAAATGTGGTACAACTTGAAGGAGCGGTTGAAGAACAAAAAGCTGCAATGGCTGCTGTTAGAGAATCCTTTGAGCTACAGGCAAAAGCGCTAACCAACCTCCAGTCTAAAAACCGAGAGATTAATGCTGAGAAAGATCGTTATATGTCGATCTTTGCCCGTCATAATCTTGACAAGCTTGCGTTAGCTAAGCCTGGGTTGATTACGAATCGCACTAACAGCGCAACTAAAAAGATTTTTGAGGAGATAGAGAATGATAGCAAGAACATTGCTGCTATTGGTGACGATCAGCCTAATTAGTGGTTGTTCAGTACTAGGTCGATGGGGTGTAGGGGCCCAGCCTGAAAAGCCTATTGAGATTATTGCTAAACCAGTAGAGATTGAAATCATTCAACCTACAATGCCATCTCCTTTAAAGCTAGACTCCCCACAATGGTATGTCGTGTCAGAAGCACGAGTGGCAAACCTTTGTAAAAAAGTACCAAGACTCAATGAGGCAGGTGAGCCTGAACTCACAGAAGACGGTACTCCTAAAACCCGCCGGCCTAAGATTTGTTCTCAAGAAGAGAAAGAAAATCCCAACCAGCCTGAAGACTACACTTACTTAGATAAGTTTATCGATGATATTAAGATTGCAACAGGTGGAGATGTCCTCTTCATTGCATCTACAATTAAAGATTATGAACTTATGTCTGGTAATGTTCAAGAGCTTCGTAGGTACATACGTGAACTCGGAGAGGTGATCGTATACTACCGCGAAGTTACTACTAAGAAAAAGCCAGAAGAAATAGAAGAACAGGCCAAATCAAAGTAGCCCTTTCAAATAAATAGTTGACAATATAATGATTTGGTGATATAATAATAATTCCACTGGAGAATTTTATAGATGTCTGAGCAAGATGATCTAAAGACAGATGTCGCTCTTATAAAGAAAGACATCAAAACAATCGAACGTTTTTTCGACAAAGTCGATACGGTTATGACAGAAATGTCAGATATGGCCAAAGGCGTCGCAGTTCAGCAACAAGTCATCGAACACTTTGACAATCAACTATCAGACATTAAAGAAAATATCGAAGAGCATAAGCAAGAAGACATTGCTCGTACCAAAGTACTTCACAAACGCCTCGAAGAATATCGCGCTGCTTCTAAAGATGATCATAAGAGATTATCCGATCAATCCGCTCTGAACCGATCCGAACGTAATAAAGAAATTATGGATGCTCTGAGTAAGCTCAACGGTAATCTCGACCTACGTATGAATGAACTCAAGGCTGCCACTGAAGATCAGGAGAGCCGCTTGAGGGGGATTGAAAATGGGAAGTGGTGGATACTAGGTATGGCTGCTACGGTTGCTTTCGTGCTCACTATGGCTTCTGAATTTGATTTTATGTCATTTATTAGTTGACATTTGCACCTAGACCTGTTATAATCCTCTTACCAACTTAAACAATAGTGTTCTTTATATTATGTTAGAATTTGTAGACCTGCAATATGCTCAGCAACTGGCCGGCCGGCTAGATAACTTTAAGATACGTAACACCAATCCATATAAGATTAACTTCCGTTGCCCTATCTGTGGTGACAGTAAAAAGTCTCGCTCTAAAGCTCGTGGTTGGTTACTTGAACGTGACAGTCAGTTCCAATACTACTGTCATAACTGTGGTGCATCTATGTCTTTCT